ACGGGTATCCCGTACTGTTCTAGTATCTGAAAAAAGTCCACTTACTTCCATGTCGTGGTTGTGGTCCACTTGGCAGTAGGCTGGACATGCGTAGTTGTCCATATGATTGTTTTCAATATATTCCCATGTTTGTCCAATAATGATGATGCATATGAATATGTAGACATTTTCTATCCCCTCAACGTATATCCCCATAATGTTGCCTTTCCATTTACTATCTTGACAGGAGTAACTGCAAAGTTGCCTCCTTTATAAAAATCAACGATAGCAAAAGAATGGACCCATTGATGAGGACGTCCTTTTAGCCATTTATTTTTTTCATTAGACATGTCCTTCAAACATCCGATACACCATGCCTCTATTGGCCCTATTAGACCTGTACTTCCCATCATTTGCATTGAATGATAATGGCCATACATAATTGAAACACCAAGTTTTCTTAAATGGTTTGCAGTATGATACTGTCCCCCAAAATGATGTCCATGATAAAAGTGTAACTTTCCTATATTAAAGTATTCTCCAGAAGGATACAATGTGTATCCCCTTTCAATAACTCCACTTAAATCTTCAAATGTATAGTCAGGTAAATAAGGATGTGCCTCTCCAAAAGCTGTTAGCCATTCTTCATGATTTCCCATGCAAAAACGCCTATCTTTTACATTAGCCTTATCTAAACTATCATCAATTTCGTCAAAAAGCTTATTTGTTGCCTTTATATCTGCGTCTATCGCAGGAACCAGATACTCTAAAGGCGGTTTTTTCTTATTTTTCCATTGCCAGTGTGAGACTGAGTCCCACTCTGAAAAATCTCCTAGGTCAATATACCCATCTGGTTTTAGGACTTCTATTGCCTGTTTAACGACAGAGATTGCTTTCTTGTCGTGCAATGGAGCATGCTTGTCGGGAGTAACGATATATCTTTGTAATATCCCTTTTTCATTAGTCATATGACTCCTAATTATATTCTTCAGGAGGAGGCTCTTTATCCCAATCCAAAGGATTTATATAAACATCCTGCAGATTTGCAAATTTAGCCTCTAGCCAATCTTGACAGTAACGCAAATGTAATGCTCCGCATTTATCGCATTCGTAGAATATCGGCTTCCTATATACTCCTATAAGTGATAAGTTGCTAAACTCATCATGTTTACAAATATAGCACTTTGATGGAATTTGGTGATAAACCCTATTACTGGAGAGTCCTATTTTCTCTAATAACTCATGAGGATTATCAATTAAAGACCATAAACCAAACACAGTAGCTATCTTCTCTCCAACTATTTTACTAGAATTTTCTTTACTTGAGCCCATAATTTATCATCAAGTTTATTCTTTGAACTATTAACCAAATAATCTCCTAAAACAATTACTACTTTTTTTAACATTGCTTCAGTCAGAAACGTTTTTGTTATAAACGCTATTATTGCCGGCATTATTTAACCTCCTTATATATTTTAATTATCATATAAATTAATGTTGCTAGTGCTCCAAATGCACTAATCACTGGACCAGCTATTTCAAGCCACCCAAATAAAGACCCTCCTACCCCTATTGCCGCTGTCTTTAATGTATCTTCCATTATTTCATTTCCCTAAGTTGGTGACAGGTTTCAAGTCTTTCTCTTGATTTAGTGCCAAAATTAGGCATTATTTATATCCTTAACTTGGAACATCCGTGCTCCATGTAGTACCAGCGGGGTTTATTAGTGTACCTGTTTCATTACTTGATGAACTATCGCTAATTAAAATTCCACTACCTTCCTCAAATGGCCAGTATCCTCTCAGATTGCCAGTTAAATCTCCAGAATCATAAGAATCAGCACTTGTTAAATCTGTTGGTACTCCACTATTGTAAATTTTACTTACATCATCTGCTGTTAATGCAGTATTCCACATTGCTATATCTGTTAGATTTCCATTCCAATAACCACCCGATTTACCAGCTGCCCCTAATTTCGTTGTTAGGTCACCTCCAGATAAATCTCCTGTAATAGCAGAAATATCAGTAGAATTACCAGTTGATGTAGAACCATCTATATACCATTGAGCTGTATCTGTTGATGCTCTTGTAACAACTACCACAGCATGATGCCAATCTCCATCAGTGGGATTAACGCCATTTTTTACAGTTGCACTATTACCACCTTCTAACATATATAGGGTTAACCTATTAAGGGAAGAGCTATATGAGAACTGCATTCTTATAGCATCATCATCAGAATGAGTAGAAATTATGTGCATTGCTGAATCAGTAGTAGATTTAAGCCACGCTGAAAGTGTAAAACTAACTGTATCATCTCCCCATACACCAAAATCTACTGACAAATTAACATAGTTAGTTCCATCCAATAGAAGTGAATAGTTATTACCAAATATTCTAGTTATAGTAAATGGTACTCCTGTGCTATTCTTATTACCATAAATATCAGTAACTAAACCATATAAAACAGCTACGTCTACCTTTCCAAGAGAAGATGGTGTACAGGTTGCAGTATAAACCTTGCCAGAACCTGCTAAACTGCTTAAAACACAGTTAGAAGTAAAGCAATCACTTAAATCAAAATCAGCAACTGATTCGTCAAAAGTAAAAGTAATTGTGAAGGAATTTTCTCCAGTAGTACCAGATTCATCGGAAGTTATAACCCATCCAAAATGACCAGTTCTCTGCCATCCTGTAGGACTCTTCGTTTCAATAGTCATTCCTTCAGCATTAGCTGATTCTCTAACCCATGCCATTAAAAATCTGTAGGAGCTATTATTGCTGCTCCCCCTATATTATTGCTACGTGCTTGTTTTTTTGCATCTTTAACTAATTTTGTATATTTCATATCAAATAGCTGAGAAGCCTGAGGATTTAATGTATCTCCAGCCTTTAAATAGCTGTCTGATAAGGTTTTATAAACTAAAGCCATTTGAAACTCTGAAGGAAGTCTTGATTCTTCTGTCAAGTCTATAGTAAAGTCTGTCCCTCTGGCGATAGTAAATAGTCGCAATTCTTTTATTTCAGATATAGATTGATACTTGCTGGTTTTGCCATCTCTAGTAAGCGTACCTTTTTCTACGAGACCTAATCTACCAGTATCAATAAACCAATAACGGTCATTTGAGGAAGCAGTTGCAGCCGTTAATCCTGTAGCGTCGTCAAATTCATCATCATCTATAATAGGACTGCCTATGAGTCGAGGTATTTCAACATCATTAATCTGCACAGAAGTAACCTTAATAATAAGAGGGTCTAAAGTATAATATCTTTGACCAGCAACAGAATTTTGAGTAAATGTATCTTTAATTATTTCTGTTTGAGAACAAAAATCATCCTGAGCGCTATTAAATAATGAGCGCAACTCCTTTTCACCTACAAGAGGGAAATGTTGTTGGACAAGTTCTATCATTACACTTTGGAGCATATCTAAGTTCCAAGAATGGTTATTTCTACACCGACAGCCGCACTACCAGAAGCAAGGACAAGCCCATAAGTAGACCCTGGTCGAGGTAATACAATAGCTTCTCCAGGCAGTAGTTCAGCTAAAATAACTGTATCGTCACTTACATCGGATGTTGCTGAAGCGTCTATTTTAATTTGCACTGTATCGGCGGCTACACAAGCATTAGTTGTATTAAATAAAAATCCCGTATGTTTAATACATACCAAATCTGTTGAAGTTGTAAAAGCCACTACTGAAGCAGTAGATGTAACAGGAACATTAACGCCATCAGTCCAACCTCCTGATACAGTATTATTCGCGAGCACAGCAAAATCTCCACTCCCGCCTACACTTCTCCTTACATCTTCATGTATTAACTCCATTACCTGATTATTCCCTGCTGATTCTGCCAACTGCACTTTGGGAGTAACTGATACCGCAAAACTTGGTTTATTGTATGCTGCCATTTTCTATCTCCTTATTTAGCTGCTTGAGGTTCAAACCCAAACAATTTTTCATAGTCTAATCTTAATCTATTATATTGGTCTTGTAACCATTGATATTCAGTAGAAGCAATACCAACCTCGGCTTGTAATTTTTGTAAATTTTGAGTATATTCTTGTACATGCGCTTGTACTTTGCCATTATACAATGCTAATGATTTTTGCCATCTATCTAATTCAAATGTATAGTTTTGAATTGTAGTCTGCATTATGTTATCACCAAATTTTTGAGCATTAGTAACCTCTTGCTGAAAATGCGCCATTACAGCCTGAATATCAGCATCATATTTTTTAACTTGAGCATTGTAAGATTTTAACTCTTCTCCTGCCCTTGCAGCATGCTCAGACATTATCGCAGCATTAATTCCTTGCCATAATTGTGTCTTTTTTGCTAAAGTTTGTTGATATTCTTTAATTTGATTATCAACTGTAGCATTATATAAAGCCAAGGACTGTTGGAACTCTTGCATTAATGATGCATTATTTGCGCTAGTTTCAGCAACAGCCTGTGTAGCATTTTGTAATAAAGCTTGATGTTTTTGCTGCGCATTTAATTGCTTTCTTGCCTGCTCATTTCCAACATTAGTTTTAGCAATTTCTATATTTTTAGAAAGATTAGTAGAAGCTATACCCATATCTTTTTGCATATTTTGCAAAGCAATATTATTTTTATTTTGTGCATTAGCAATAGCTTCTTGAACTTTTTGCTGAAAAATTACCTTTTGTTTTTCAAATTGACCTTTTTCATCTTGCATTCTCTGACTAAATTCTTGCAATTCAAGAGGATATTTACTTAAAATAGCATTTATTTCTTCTGACGTTGCTTTTGATAATTCAGTATCTTCATCCTCAATATAAGCTTTCATTGCAGCTAATTCTGTAGAAGTATCAGGAGCAATGGGTACAGCGAAAGTAGCCATAGTAGGAAAGTTAGCGTCTACATCACTATCGTCAATATCTATAGCAGGAACACTAGATGTTGGAATAACATCTGCAATAGTCAAGTCTCCTACTATATCCATCTGTTCAGCAGTAACTGGAGTATAATCAACAACTGTTAAGCTAGGAACAACAGGAGCAGCTGGAATTGTTGCTAAATCATCATAAGATAAAGAAGCCAAATTTCCTAAAACACTATGTCCTATTGTTTGAGCGACATATACAGGAACATTTTGCGTAATATCAGCCTTAGCTATAGTTGCAATACCTGGTATACCTATTACTTCTTGAGGAATAGTAGGAGGTTCAGGAGCTGATAGTACAAATGCCACTGTAGTAGGCATGACTTGTCGAGTCATTTTAGAATGTAATACCTGCACCGCTGTATAAAGCATAGCATGATAATAATATTCAGAAGGAAAGTTAGGGATTTCAGCAATTCCTGTATCCCAAGTAGAACCTGTAAAATCAAATTCTGGAACATAATAATAAACTGCAGTATTACCTCCAGTAGGGGCAGGATATATATGTAGGGAATTATTCTCAATCCACCATACGGGATGATTAACAGTAGCTTCGTAAATAGAAGCATTATCTTTATATTTATTAGATAATACTTTTTTACCCTTATTGGCCATTTTTCCATCACGAGAAACTGCTGCAATAGTTCGAGTTTCGTCTATATCAGTAGTAGCCGCTGTAATAGCCCCAGATGAAATAAGAAATTTCCACATTTCATCTTCGCCGCTTTTTCTTATAGCCTTTTCTACAACATCATAGCACCCATCAAGTGACCATTGCTTCGCTTCAGTATCGTCAGGAATGCCATTAGTTAAAGCTGATATTTGGTCTTTAAAGTTACCAGTCCACGCCATTTATTTTCCCTTTTTATCTTTAACATTGCGTTTTTTTCTGTTATCCGGCTTTACTCCACGCCATTTAGTACCTATATTAGTACTATTAACAGTCTTCGACATTAAGGCCTTCTACGAGGGTCACTACCAGCACCAGCTTCATGTTGAGGAGCTAAACCAGCAGCTCCACCACCACGACCTTCTTTGCTAAATCCTTTTCCCATCCTACTTAAACCGGCAAAGCCAATACTTATACGTTGTTTTAGATTTTTTCTATCTACTGCCATTTTTTCTCCTTAATTAGTTGTTATTTGACTTCTTTCATGTGCAATTATTGCCACTTCTGAATCAGTAGCAGCGGTAATTGTATAGGCCGTAAAAGGGCCATATATAGTATCTCCTGAGGAAACTTTAACAGCTGCAGCAGAGTCTCCAAGTGGAGTTATAGTTATAGTTGCATCATCATCACCATTATCCGATGTGACTTGAATAGAATGTATTACTACATCTGTTACAGCAGTATAACTAGTTGAACCAGTGTGTATTCTTACATAAGGTACTTTGAATGTTTTATCTACAATTGCCATATTTTAATCCTCCACTTCATATACTAATGTATAGGCATCCTGGGCAGTTCCAGCACCACCTTCTTCAGAATTATCGCCTTCATCATTGTGCTTAATATAGCTAAAAGGCCCCTGTAGCGTTCCACCTACAACTACACGTATTAAATATGCTTGAGTAGGGTCTACACTATTAGGATACCTTACTCTATATTCTATCCAATCATTAGGGACATTACCCATAGCTTTAATTAGCATATAACTTCCTCCATCAAGGGTACCATCTCCTACTAACCTTGTAACTTTGGGATGGTCATATGTTTTAGGATATCCAGCTAATGTCATATCTTTCTCCTAGTTAAGAATCGGGGGCAAGTTGCCCTGCCCCGTCATCAGTTGTTATTTATGATGGGTCAGCACCTATACCGCCAATACTACCAGCAGTAGCTTCTGAACCTAATGCCACAATTGGCTTATTATACTTAGCTTCTTGACTTAATGGATAAGTGCAAAAAGCTGCATTAACTGCTGCAACTCCAGCAGTAACTAATCCAGCGGCAACCCCATTAGAACCAGCATCAGTAACAACCATCTTTACTCTTAACATACTGCCTTTTGCAATAGCTAAAGCATCAGCGGTTATTTCTGGAGTAAGATAATTTGTTGCATAGTCTTGAGCCGCTGTTCCTATGTCAGTCCAAGTACCATTACCAAATGTTCCAGCAGTTCCAAGAGCAGCTCCAGCTACAAAATCAGCATCCACACCGCTAGTTGCAGGATTATACCACTGCCAACAAGCCGTTATTTGAGCATCTCCAGTATCTCCAATCTCAAACGACATTCCATTATTAAGAGGACCTATACATAAAACTTCACTATAATAAGTATCTGTGGCATCTGCACTACTTGCTCCAGGGTCAGCCATAATAGTATTAGCAGTGAATTTTACAGTAGAATCATCAATCGCTTCAGACCAGTTTACGTTTAAATTGCCGATTGGGTGGGACCCCGAAGGGTCCCCACCAATTCCACCAATTGTTAAGTTGCTTTGGTCAGCCATAATCTACCTCCTAACTAAACTTCAAGATAGCGTGAGTTTCAGGAAGAGAAATTTCCAGACCACCTTCTGTGATTATCTGGTCACGCCTTCCGTCTTCGTCATTACCCTGAATGTTAGTTTCAATGAAAGTATCACGACTTATACCATTTCCAGCAAGTGGACGATATGCAACATTAGCCATATCTACACAAACTGCATAATTTTCCCAAGGACCACGAAGAAGCGGCTCTTGAACAAAATGCAGATTACCATAGATAGTATTAACTACAGTTACTTGATGTCCAAAGGCACCTGGAACATTTGCAATATCCAGAGAGTACTGTGAAGAACCCACTGAATTATTTAAAAACGAACCAGAACCTAACTTGTTAAGATATGTAATCACTTTACGTGAAGCAAGTACGAGTTTGTTTCCAGAATTGCCACTTTCAGGAGCAAAGAAATCTTCCATTGCATCCAAGAAAGCATCATATCCAGATGAAGCATAACTCATATTATATACTTTACCATTTGCTTCAGTATAAGGTACAATACCCCAAGAATAACGAGTAGGAGCTGTAGTGGTTGATGTTTCAGAAGCACCAGCACTACCTACACCAAGTAAGAATGCTTGTTCTAAGTCCATCTTATGTTCCATCAACTTCTCAGTCCATACACGTTTATACTCATCAGCTATACCACGATACTTAGTTGCCATTGCAGTACCAGAGAAAAGGTTCATTGCAGTTTTAAAAATCTGACAATATCCTTCTCTGTCGAAGATTGCATCTTCCCAACCAGTGGGAGCGGTGGAACCTTCAGCCCATGCAGAGCCAATTACTTGGCACTTCTGGCCATCCGCCATGGTAAAATCATTTGCCATGGTATCACCAACAACAGTACAAGCTTCAGCAGATACAGTAGTAAGGCCACTGTCAGTTTCGTGATAAATCACGGAATCGCCATCAGCCCAAACAGATGCAGTTTCTGCAGCAGCAAAGGTATCTGTACCTTCAAATGTTAATGCAGAATTACTAATTTTAAGTCTACGTACAGTACTTGCATCGTCTACGATAGCAAATACAGCACCTGGAACTAAAAATCTAACATTATTATCAGTTGACGAAATTTGACCATATGAGTCATATCGTTGAGTTACAATAACATCTTCTCCTGCACCAAGAGTTGCGCCATGAGCCTTAGTGCCGGTATCAGATAATTCTTCAGCACCACCAGCCCATTGAAAATTCCGCCTTTGCCATTGATGTCGTTGTTCTAGAAATTTGAATACAGGGTCATCAGTTGCTTTCTTTGCTACTTTTGAAAGGTATACGAAGAAAGGAGACTGCTGAGGTGCAAGTTCTGCAACACGTTCGCCAAAATTAAAGATACGTCTATTATCATTAATTGAAACGCCTTGCGGAGTTACGCCTGCATTCGGTGAATAAAAATTTGCCATTTTATTTCTCCTTTTACAGAATTATTAAGTCCAAGGATTCTTAGACTTATGATTATTTATTAAGTCATCCATAATCGTGTCGGCATCATTTCGTGCAGGTTGGTTCCCTTGAGCGGGCATAACTCCCATAGGCGATGGAATTTGTTGCGCATTACGCGATTGTTGAAAATTCTCACTCGGACCTTTGGGTGCCTCACTTTGGTGGTTACCTGCCTGCCTCATACGAAATAATTGGACAAGATTATCCATTGAGATAGATTCTGGATTAGACATAGTCTTTATAAATTCATTAGTTTCATCAGGAGTAAATCCATAATGCCCCCGTACATGTTCAGAAATTTGTTGCATTTGACGTCCTTGTTGAATCTTATTCTGTCTTTGCTGTTCCTGTTCCTGTAAAAAGGTAGATTGCTTGTCAAGCTTTTCTTGCATTAAAGCTAAATCATACTGATGTTTTAATTCATTATATTGTCCTATGTCAGTATCCCATGATTCTTTCTCATCAAGATACTTGGCACTCTCACTAGACGGGTCAGACCACGCCTCTTCACGAGAGAACCTAGTTGGTTTTTTAGGAGCCATTGGAGGTGGCGGAAATTCTTGTACAGTTTCAGCGGCTTCTTCAGGGGCCTGAGTAGCTGGAGCAGTTTTAGTTGTTTCCAACTCCTGCTTTAAAGCTTGTAACTCATTTTCCCTTTTAGCTGCTTGTGATTGCCAATATTGGTAACGACGTTCGTCGTTTCTAGCATCCTGTTCGGGTGTTTCCTGAACCAAAGGAGCTTGCTCTTGTTGAGGAGCTTCTTCGGTTGTGTCTTCCGGAGCTTTTAAAAACGCATCTCCGATGGGTAGATTACTTTCATTAGAGCCTTCCTGAGCTGGAGTTCCAAAAGCATTTAGGGCCTCTGTATCAAAGGCATTGACATGCTGTTGTGCTTCAGTTGTTTGAGGGGTATCTGTTCTATTCTCTTCCATTCGTTTTACTTCCTTTTATTTGACTGCCCTTTGTCCGCAGGGGTTGAGTCTGGTTTAGTTGCTATTGCGATGTCACGCTTAAGCACGGACATTTCGTCGCCAAGACGTTTTTCAAACAGAGTAGATGCAGCCTTCGCTTTATTTGAAGTGCTATCCAATTCTGTTTTAAACTTCTCAACTTCGACTTTTTTGCGCAGATTAACTGCTTCCCTGTCTCGAGTTTGTAAGTCGCCTTTCAATTGTTTGATTTGGTCTTGAGCTCCTTCAAGTTGTTGCTGAAGCTGTTGAATCACATCAGTACGTTGCATGACGCCTTCCATATCGAAAACTTCTGTTTTCTTCAGTACTTCCTGTCTATCAATAATTCCTTTCTGGTACGCGTCCATGTAAAATTCAAGTTCAGCATAACGATTTGAAGGTAATGTGCTGCCAGACACATATACTACATCATATTTACCCACCGTAATGTTATTGATTACTTCAATTTCACCTGTCTTATCATCGACCAGTCTCTTATTGACAACATATTCAGTTAATGAATTGTTAGGTTGTACTACTCTGAAAATTTTTCTTGTCGTATAAAGCTGCTGCATTAAGGGTATAGCTATTTGAGCTACCCTTGTTAAGCCAGCTTCTATATCTGCTAATTTTGACTTTATTTTTCTTTGACCAAATTCATCTAAAGAAATAGTCGCTTTATATGTTTGAGGGGCAGCTTGTGAGTTGCCCATCATCATTTCATATAAACCTAATTGATGGTCTATATCTGATTTTGCTGTTGTTTCATTATGATATAGTTCATTTGGTAAGGGACTAGGCTGAACAGGCATAGGTGCACCATCAGTAGGGTCAAAAGCTATTGCCACCCCAGGTTGGGACCATTTCTCTTCAAACTCTTTCATATCTACACTACCTTCGGGAACTAATATCTTGACATTTGTAGATGTTGTAGCATGTGCAATAATGAGAGAACGTGTTTTATTGATAAATTCCTGCAATCCTTTTACCATTCGCACATCTGATGTCGGGTAAGGAGTTCTTGTATGGATGTTCATAAAAGGAACGATAGGATATTTTTCAATAGGAAGGATACGCGAGTACAGATATTTGTCTCCCATTATCACACACATTTTAATTCTTTGTACAGTCACTTCTACAACCTCAATAAATCCTTTTTCAGCAAGTTGCTTAAAAGTAACTTGCTCAATAGGTATTTCAGGCATTGGTTGTTCTAAAACAGTATTAGGGTCTTTTCCTTGTTCTGTTAGCTTTGTAGCCTCCTGTGCTCGTTGTTGTTGTATCTGCATTTGTATTTGCTGAATTAAAGCTTGTACCTTTGCTTCGTCAGTCATGACTTGTTTGCCATCTAGAAGCCAGGCAGGTTGTGCCATATACATTTCAAATTTATCAGCATCTAACAAATCTTCTTTATCAGAAAAAGCTTCATATACCCGATATCTTTCAACCATAACCTTCATATATCTCTCATAACCCCTAACATATTCCTGGTCAGAGACTTCCTTAATATCTTCTGGGAATGTTGCTGCAAAATCATTGGTTGCTCGTCCTGTTGACGCTTCATCCCAACGCATATCAGTATTGGCGTTACGAATAGCCTTTTCATACATAGGATACATTTTTATAGCCTGGTCTTTAGTAAACATCCTAGAAACAATAATATTTTCAGCATCATCTAAGAATTTAGAACGAGCATTAGGGTCAACATAAACATCCATAGGGTCAACATCATGAAAACAAACTTCACCTTTACCCATATCTTTTGTAGGGTCTTGATAGATGTTAATATAGCCAACACCCATTGTATAGTAATCATCTACAACCTGTCTTACTACTGATTGCCCATCAGAAACGTCATACATATAAGATAATAAAGCAGACATTATACTTGCCACTCTATTATCAGAATCTTCTCGAGGAGCACACCTAAATGATGGACGATTAGATGTTAACATGGATTTAGCTGCTTCTACAGCTGGATGAATACGATTTACTACGATTGGAGCCTGACCTCTAGCTAATAAGACATCTTCCTGTGCCTGAGTCCATTGTCGTCCTAATCGAAACTCTTTATCTTCTTTAGCATGAGTAGACCATTTTTCACGTTCTTTGGAATATGTATTAAATAAGGTATGAGTTTGATTAACAAACTCTTCGGAAGAAGTGTCTTTTGGGCGGTCTGGCATAGTCATAATTTACAACCTATTGGGTCATCCAATCAAGAACTTTTTTGGTAAAAGTCTTATCATCGGTGTTTTGTATCCATTCTGTACGCCTACAAGGCTTAGCTCCATCTAGGGCTGTCCAAATAGCGTCCATTACATCATCATGCTTTCCTTTAGGATAAGACATGAACTCTTTTTGAGGCTCTAGGTCTTGAGGACGCCAGTAAAAGTTACCTTTAGCGAACATTGGTACGAGAGAGAGTAACCGTTCGCTCTTACGCGTTCTGGGTTTAACACCTTTCTCAAGACCTGGTATATATAAGTCGTCATTCCTCATAATCTCCCTAACAGCCGTCCTAAGAGCCTCTTGGTATCCAACAGTTTCTATTTTAATTCTTCTAGGCCTATATTTCTTATACATATCAATAATCTTTTGTGGTTGCTTTTCCGGAGAGATTCTATCTCTAAAAATATCAATGGCATAATGATTACCCTCGGCATCAACTCCTATCAAGGCTATTACAAAAAAATCAGCCCTCATTGACAAGCTTGATGCAGGGTCTACACCCCCATAAACCTCAACTGGTATAATTGTTTCATCTTCTCCCACAGTTCTAACCATACACCCTTGACCATCTTTGATTTCAAAGTCATAATGATGTAATTTCATCCATTCTGGCTTAAAAGGGGCACTATCAGGTGATTGGGCAATATTCATATATTCCTGATAGAACCCATTAACGTTTCCTACAGAACGATATTCCTCTTCAATTTGAGTAATTCGTTCCTGTGGAAATCTTTCAGGCCAGATAGAATTACCATCTTCGTTTGTAATTGCATACCATAATACAATCCAAGCGGAGCTATCTTTTACCCAATATAAGAAACAATCTTCGGAAATAACCGTGCCTATCATTACGATTTTTCCTTCATCTGATAGTGATGGTATTACAGCTTCAGTCATCCATCGACGATTCTTAACCCTAGCTTCGATTGTAAATGCATTAAGCTCTGATTCAAAATCATCTACTATAATCAAATTAGGCCTTGTATCACCCTCGATAAAACCACGAACACGCTGTCCAGTTCCAACTGCGACAATTCTCGTGCCGTTGCCCAGCACTATATCAGTGTTGGTCCAACGTCTTGCAGTATTTGCTCCTAACTCTCCAAATAGCTCCCGAAATTTATCGGAATGATTTAGGTGGAATTTGATTCTTGATAAGAAGTTGATTGATTGCGCTTGGGATTCAGAAATGATGACTATAAATAAGTCTTCATCACTCCGCTTGAATGCAGCCTTCCAGAGCGGATATATTAAACTGGTTGTAGTAGATTTAGCAGTACCTCTGGGAGCAGCAATTGCGGCCCTGGTAACAGATTGGTCAGCCAAGTTTCTATAAATGTCATGATGGAAAGGTGGTATTTCTTTACGAAGAGCAGTAGGAAAGCAAATGCGCCCAAAAAGAGCCATATTTTTATATAATTTCTCATATATCTTCTTTCTTTCATATTGTTCTTCATAATCCATTATTTTAGATAATTCATTTTTTCAACTTCCTCTAAGAACCTTTTAGGCAACCCTTTTTCAAATACTTTTGTATTACGATTCACTAAGCTAGTTTTATCACTGCCTATAGCATGTTTTTTAATATATTTTTCAGGAACCTTAAATTTTAACATATATCCAGGACTATCACGATTAGCCCTAAGACTAAACATTTTTGCTATACCTGGTTTGGTCGTAGTAAATAATGATTCAGGAGCCAAACCGCTATAAACAGGGCTTTGGGTTTCGGCTACAGCCTCACCTCCTCCTACATAATTACCACCCTTAACCATTTTACCTCTATACCAGTTAGGTGTACCTCTATATAAATTAACTGTTTTGGGCTTAAATAATCCCTTTACCATTCCTAAAAGACTTTTCATGCTCCCAATTGGAGCAAGAGCTAAATCTGGGGGATAACCTGTGATAGGTATAATATTACCATCTTCATCATAAGAGGGATTAGGCCCTATCGTTCCATGGGTATCATATTGTTTTTGTAAAAATTGTAGACTATTTTCCCCAATAATATCATCAATATTGTCTGTAGCTACTCCTGTAGATTCAGCTACAGGATATTGTATTAATCCATTCATCTTAGCCCACCACCGCCTCTTCTACGTCCACGTTGTCCTTTACCTCTCTTACGGCCAGCTTCTACTTTAATTGGGTCAGGAATTGTGGCAGTTATTTCGGCAGTATTTAGCATCGTAGCCAGTATGACAAGTTTAATCATATCCCGTACTTCTCCAATTTTTCATATAAATGTTTCATCTCTGCCTCTAATCTACGAATTTTCTCTTCCCATCCTACTGGAGGATGAGAATCCTCTTCTAAAGCTTCAATTCTTTCTTCAAGTCCCTTCAGGCTCGCCATCTTCTTCTTCCTTTGGCTCTACAGTAGTTCTAGTTGCTATAAGATGCTGCTCTTCTTCTCTTAATTCATCTATAAGCCTAGATGCGCTACCAACCTCTAGTTTATCTACAGTTTTAACCATATCCTTGTCCTTCATGCCATGTAAATCTTGTAAATTCTCTACAACGCGCATAAGATTAGAAACATCCTTCTTTTCTTTGGCAAGCTCTATGGTTTCTTTCATTAACTCAAAGGTATAATCCTCTGTAAGTTCGTGGTCTTGCAATAATTTTTGCCTTTCCTCTCTAACCATGGTCTTAAAAACCTCCGATTTCATTGTTCTCTTCCATTTACGCCTCTCACTATCTGTTACTGCTCCCAATGCCCATTCAATGGCAAGGTCATAGTCTGGCTTTAAAGCGAACATAGCAGACAAGTTCTTCATCTTGTCCTGCCCAGACTGTACTTCTATATAGCTTTTCCCAGTAAACGTCGTATTTGTTTTTCGACCTTTAACATTAAGCTTCTTTGACGGATACTTCGGACTAAAAAACGTATAACCCCAAGGAAAACGCAGATAAATGTTAGAAAAACCCCTATTACCTGTATACTCACGTCTGCTAATAACTTTAGCAACATAATCATCGTCTGATATAGCGTACTCACCTGTTTCTGCATCTTTCCAATATTTAAACTCAATATCTTTTTGTTTAGCCTCTCCAGAACGATAAATAGTATAAGTAGTAACCTCCTTATCACCCTTATGTTTGATATTGACTGTATACATACAATTAAATCACTGCTCCTGGATAATAATTCATGGATTGCTGAAAAGACTTAATTCTCTCTTCAGATTGTGATTCAGGACCTGCCCAATGGTATTTAGCCCACCATAATGGTAAGTTCTTGTATGTCAAGCCTTTGAATGAAGCCTTCGGATGGTATCTAACATTTCCCATAAATAACATATTCTGTCCTAAACTAGGTAGTTCACTAGCATCTACTCCAAACTTGGTAGATATACTAGTCCAATCAGGTGCATCTACCTGATTAGCCTTAAACCAGCGTAATAGCCTGTTCATGGCTGTTTCTCCACCCTCACTGGGTCCTAGTTCAAATTGGAATAATCCTCTACCAGGGCCCCCTCCTAGTTGTTTACATACTGGGTCCCTTCTAGATTCGTGGTAAGATATGCGGTCCATGATTTGTTCTAAGAACTCAGCGGTTTGTTTGTAGCGCTCGCTGATGTTGACCAGCATCTGGGTATACATTTGGTCTAAATTATCCATAAAGCCTCTCATTTAAACGGAATAACACAACGGAATATACGGCTATTTAGCTATATAAGGCAATAACTAAGATTATTAGCTACTTCTACGTAGCTACGTTAAACTTAGTATACACTGCTAGTAAACTAATAAGTAGCTACGCAGTATACGTAGCAATAACAACGTAGTCCTTCTACGTAGTAAACCTTACTTAGCTACGTAGCTATATACTACGTAGTAAAATAACCCATTTTCCTATATAAGTCAAGAATTTTTTTATAAAAAATTAACCCTTTAGTCTGGAAAATACCCAAACTCCTATATTTAAAGAACCTATCCCAAGTAAAAGATAGCTTCCTCCTATAGTAAAGAGAAATAAGTTATATAATCCGATAAGTAGATTAAGCCAACGCGCAAACTGAAACATATCACCTTTATTTATCAAGCCTTTCATAGTGTAATTTAAGGGACCTTGGCATATCTTGACGTGAGGTAGGGCAAATCTCAAAAATTATCTGTAGAATGGGTACGCGGGATATACCTGCCTCCCCACCCGTTCGAAATCACGGGCGTGGGGGTCAACTTATGTTGAAAGCGCTGTTGTGTTGACCCTCGTTCGTTACCTCACGACACTCGCTCCGCTCGTGCCACTGGTGATTGCTCCGTGTGGCTCGGTACAGTCCCCCTCTCGCCTTGCAGGCTCAATGTGTGTATAAGCCTGTAGTGTAATAGATGTACTATTACACTCCAATACACACGCTCACTTACTTATTAATAAGGAGTAACATCTTATGAATGAAGCAATGCTCGCGATTGTCAAATTTTTGCAAGACATTAACCCGCTTACCACGAAGGTTACCGATGAAGATGGTAACATTTCGGTAGTCGGGAGAAAGCCTCGCCAAACCGACTCTGCGAAGAAACTGCAGGGTCTATTTGTTCTCAACCCAAAGCCTTTTATTCTGTCTCAACTGGAAAAACTTGTTGAGGACTATAATCCTCTGCTTTGTGTTAGAGAAACGGAACCCAAGCGCACAGCCGATGGAAACATACCGGCTATGGTTTGGGTAGGTCAAGACTTCGCCGAAAGTACTGACGAAGAACTTGCTGACTTT